GTGACTTTACTGCCGTCTTTCATGGTGGTTTCATTGATACCTAGTTCCTGCATTTTAAGGGGAATTGTTTCTGAAGAGAGTATATCTCTTTCTCTTTTAACTTCAGTTAATGTAGTTTCTAGTTCCTCTATCTGAGTATCTAAATCTAATTGTTTTTGTATTAATGATCCTAAAGAAGCTAAATCGTTTTCTTGTAGTGATTTTAAATCACCCGAGTCATGCTTTAGATCCTCAAAGCTAATTGTGTTTGCCATTTTGCCTCCTTTGTTATCGAACGGCTTGGGAGGACTAGTTGTTTCACCTCCAACTTTCAGGACACAGATGAACATCATATATACCCTACTCGTACCTACTCATGATAGCCTCAGCCAGTTGGCCCTACTCTATCACCCCTGTGCGTTACGCCCCTGTTAAAAACGTTGTTCCGCCACAAGCTATAAGTGCTAGCTACACACTTAATTGTTCGTTAAAAATGTTATACTTGAAATCCTAATAAAATGCAATATATTATTTTCATATGGCTAACATTTTTTTGAAGGAACCTTTTCAACATCAACGTGATGCAGTTGTAAGCTGCCACAATACAGATATGGCTAATTACGCCTATTTAATGGAAATGGGTACAGGTAAAACTATTACAGCGATCATGGATTTATCTTTATTGAATAATAGAAATCTTGTGGATAACTGTGTGGTCCTTGCACCGAAGTCCGTGTATCGTAATTGGTATAAAGAAATTACTGAATTTTTATCAAACGACAATAATATCAAAATCAGCACCTGGGATCCAAGTTTAAAAGATCCTGAAACTAAAAATAATTTACTTGACATATTAGTAAAGCAAGAGTGCAAACTGCATGTGTTCTTAATGAACATAGAAGCTATTTCTTCACCTAAAGGTGTAAAGTTCTTAGAACAATATTTAAAAAGTCAAGACAAAAGTATGACGATGATGATTGTTGATGAGAGTACAACAATCAAAACACACAATGCTAAACGCACTAAAAATTTAATTAAACTTGCTAAAGATTTAGGTTACAAGAGAATTTTAACAGGTACACCTGTCACTAAATCACCTTTAGATATTTACACACAGTTTGCTTTCTTAGACCCTAAGATTCTTGGTCAGTCTAATTACTATGCTTTTCGTGCTAGATATGCCAAGATTATTAATCGACCTACATCAGGTGGTCGTCACTTCCCTTTAATTACAGGCTATCAACGATTAGATGAGTTAGAACAAAAGATTTATACCCATGCCTTCCGTGTCAAGAAAGAAGAATGTACGGATTTACCACCGAAGGTTTATACAAAAAGATTTATACCTATGAGTAAAGAACAGCTTGTAGCGTATGAATCATTGAGAAGAAACGCAATGTTTGTTTTCAATGACAAAACAACCACGTCTGTGAACCGGCTCTCACAGATCGTCAAGTTGCACCAGGTATGTTGTGGATTCACTATTAACGATAATGGTGAAATCCATGACCTACCTAATAATAGATATAATGAGCTGTTAGATGTTTTAGAGGAAGTAGATGGTAAGGTAATTATCTGGGCTACTTATCGACATAACATCAAAACAATAACAGAAAAACTAAAGGAGAAATACGGTGATACTAAGGCTGCAGCTTTTTTTGGTGATACAGAGAATCAAGTACGCTTGGATTTGGTGCGTGATTTTCAATCTAAGGACTCGGATCTTACGTACCTTGTCGCGAACCCTAAGACTGGTGGATATGGAATCACTCTTACTGCCTCTTGCACTGTTGTGTACTTTTCAAACAATTACGATCTTGAGATAAGATTACAAAGTGAGGATCGTGCCCATCGAATAGGACAGAAGAATAAAGTGACTTATGTTGACTTTGTTTGTCGTGGAACAGTAGATGAAAAAATACTAGAAGCGTTAAAGAACAAAGTTGACATAGCCAGTCAAGTAATGGGTGATGAATTGAAAAGTTGGATTACTTAGATTTTTTTAAATTTTTGCCAGTTTCAGGATATTTTTTTTGACTCTCACCATACTCATAACCGACATATGCTGCTGTTGATCCTACCATTCCTGCACCAACACCAGCTACTTTCATATTTTCTTTCATAATTTTTTTCTTTTTATTAGCTTTCCATTTTTTAATAAATGGTAAATCTTCACTTTTAGTTACAGTTTTCTTTTTACCTAAAAGACCCAAACCTTTTTTAGCTATACCAAATAAACCCATGTTTATTTCTTTTTTGATTTAATTCTTCCTTTGACTTCTTTTAATTTGTCATAGGCTTTTTTATATCCATACCCAAGAGCTCCAGCTCCTGCAGTTGCGAGTGCACCGCTAGCACCTACTATAGCTTTTTCTTTTGTATTAAGTGGAGTGCCTCCAACAACAAGTCTTCTTGTTGATTTACCAGCACCTTTACCAAGTGCTTTACCAAAACCTCTTAATGCTGCCCCTACAAGACCCATTAGTCATCATCTCCAGTTAGCATATCTTCTAACTTTTCAATTTCTGCCAAGATTTCTATTTCGTTGTCCTCGGTCATAGAACCACGAAGGTCTCTAATTCTTTCCAAAATATCTTCTTCTTTATCTTTCATTAAAATGTACCTTTAAAACCTTTACCTTGGGTAGCTGCTCCACCACCACGGCATTCACCGCCTACGTTACCGCCATGACCATAACCTTTTACCTTACCGCCTTTATTCATTTTAATTTTACGAACGGCATCATCACCTAAGTCTTTGATGTGACTATAACTATAAGAACCTGATGCTTTTTTCTTAGCTTTTTCTTCACGTTCTTTACGCATACGTTCCATAGCTTTTGCGGTCATTTTATCTTCATTTTTACCCATAATTAATCCTACCTCTCTTTTTATGTATTTGCAACTATATCTGCAAGTTCCTCGCAACGTCGAGGGGTTTGTTGATGCCAACGGCTATCTTTCATTTGTTCGGCAGCCCCTGGCCAGTTCTTGTCTCTCATACAAGACCACATCTTCTTAAATTTTCCAACACCTGCTGTTCCTAGTTGAAAAACCATTTCCACAATTACTTCACCTACTCTTTGAGGTAAAGGTCCATGAACACCAAGATGTTCTTGTACAAGCTGATCAGCCCCCGCAGCAGCTCTATTAAGATCAATATCGAATAATTCTTCTACTTCGTCCATAGAGATTTCTACACCTTCGGCGTATCTTTCTCGTTCGTGAGGCTGAATAAGGTGGCCGATACCGATTGTACCTTTGCCTAGGCTGTCCAAGTACATGGATGTACGCAGGCCTTCGTGGTCACGTACCCTAGCTTTCAATTCGTCTGTAATTTTAATCATGATCCTATTCCCCAATGCTTTTGATGTTCATCGGGTTCTCCTTTCTTTAATAAATTAGTTAGCCATTGTTTAATTTTAGATATCATACTCTTTGTTTATAGACAAAATACCTAAAGGTTGCAAGTAATTTGCTTGCAATAAGTTAGGAATACCCCCATACCCTCCACGAGAAGTATCAGTTATTCCAGGTATCATGATCCCTGGATCGGGGTCATTTGGATAAACACTTCGAGGATCAATACTTCTACCAAAGTATAATTCGTCTCTAAAAATTTGTTCTCCACCAGGAGCTCCTTCCACCATCCCCATTGTACCACCAGTACCATTAGGCGCATCAAATACACCTGGAGTATCTGTCATTCTATTAGGACCTTGATAATCACTTAGTATTTCACCTGCTGATGATTCGTTAAAAGTTGTTTCAGGTATTGTAAATTGTTTGGGAGGTGTTGCGGACGCAGGAGGAGGTGTAGATAAATCACCGCCATCTGCTTTTCTTATAGGAAAAGTTTGTACTGAAGAAACACCACCTGTTAAATTTATTTTTCTCATGGTACTAGATTATTTATTCCTCCATATTGAGATTGTAAAGCATCATCTATTGAACCAAAAGCTAAGTTAGAACGAGTGCTTGGAGACATGGCTCCACCTGCACTTTGAACTCCATAATCACCATAGTCTTCCATACCTGCTTGGAAAGTAGGTTGTAATCTTTCTTCTATTTCTTTACCGATGTACATGTTTTGAGGAGACATATATCTTCTTGGTCCGAACATTTTATTCATAATATCTAATTGTTCTTCACGAGCAGGACCTGCTTCTACTTCTTTTTGAGGTGTTTTCATTAAACTTAAAATAGATTCTTCTACTTTATTAACAAAATCTAATTGATCTAATTCGTCTTCTGTAGGTAAAACTTTATTTGCCCAATCTAATAATATTTTTTGGTTTTCTTTAGAAATTGTAAAAGGTTTTAACTGTTCTTTTGTTGTTTCAGGCTTACCTAATTCTTTACCAATCGCTGTTCTCTTTGCTACATCCATACCTTGGTCTTGTAATATTTCAGAAAAAGCTTTTAAAACTTTAGGGCTTGTTAATATACTAGAACCATAACGGAGCATTAAAGGCACCATTAAAGGAATAATACCACCTGACATAAAGCTACCTGCTCCGGCACCTGCACCAAAGAAAAGTAAACTTTTAAATCCACCCAAAGTTACACGTCTTTGTACAAACGATGAAGGATCATTGACTGCAAAGCTACCTGCTCTTTCAGCTATATCTAAGAAACGTTCAATATCTTTAATTTTTGTTCCAGTGCCTTCTAAAGCAACTTCTAATGCGGCTCTACCATCAACAGAATTTAAACCCATTCCATCAGCAAAAGCTCTAGGGTCAAACTCCACTGATCTAAATCTGAACATATTTGGATCAGTGCCTGACTTATAACCATATTCATAAATATCTTTAGGACTTAATTTTGTTAAGTTCTTATAATCTTGAAGTGTTGAAGCAACAGGTAAACCACTAAAGGCTTTCTCTAATGCTTTGTCATATAAGTGTCTTACAATTTTTTTCTTTCCTGCATCAGGTGCCATAGAAGTTACCACTTCTTCTACTTGTATAGTTTTACCAAAATTAGGATTTAAATCACCATTAGGTAGATTAGGTTTGTCATCTATTACATCTACTTTAACTTTAACAGGAACACCTTCTTTCATGCCTGCTTTGTAATAAGCGTCTAAATTTGCTTTAGGTGTCTGGGCTAAACGCATAACAACTTTCATGACATCTTCATCTGTTCTAGCTTTAGCCATAATAATTTCAAAAGTTTCTTTAGGCATCATAGAACCACCAGTAAAGGACTGTGGTCCCTGGCCAAAGATTGCAGCATTAACTTGCTTGTATAGGTTTTGTGTAGGTCCTTCGTATTTAGGCATTACAGTAGCTAGATAATCATTAGCTGTGGTAAGCTTTTTCATTGCTGTTTCAAAAACAACCTTATCTACATCATCATCAATATTAACTAATCGATTGAAATCACTTTCCATAGCTAGACCAAGCTGTGTAATTCTTGCTGTTTCTTTTGCAGGAACAATTCCTTTACCTTCTACTTTAAAGTTAGCAGCAAAGTTTGAAAATAGTTCTTGTAAAGTACGAGCCTGTTGAATGGTAATACCTTCAGGATCTAAACGAGCCATTGTGTCATAAAACTCTTTAAATGCTTTTTTAGAAGCATCGCCCGGGAATCTAAATGCTCCACCAGGTGTTCTTGGCATATCAGACATTGCTCTTTCAGCAAACTGATCAGCCAGTTTTTTTACAGTATCTAACTTAATAACTTTTTTACCTGCTAGTTTTTGTGCATACGCCCCAAAGTCTTCATAGAGTATACGGGATATTGTCATTGTATCTTCATATTCTTTACGAGCCAACTTCATAACATCGCCACCCAAAGAAGCCGTTGTTTGTAAAGGTGCAAAGTTCTTTGTTGCGGTATCAAAGTATTGACGGATTGCTTCGTTAGTGCCTTCGCCTGCTCTTCTAAAAGGAGTACCTACCCATGGAAACACACCTAAAACTTTAGAATAGCCTTTCCAAAAATTACTATTGGTTGCTTGAATGATACCTAGAGGAACACCATACGTTTCAGCAACTTGCAACATCTTTTGATATTCAGGGTTCTTGTTATCTAAACCAAAAATAACTCTACCTATAGCAGGTTTAAATGCTTTAAAGAGTGGACCTAAACTCATAGAACCACCTGTAAACATTAAATTTAAAGCAGTATCATTTAAAAATTTTGCATTTTGTAATTGTTGATCTTCCTTAGGTAAATCATTTAAATGTCTTAATACTTGATTAACATACTCATATACTTGACCTCCTGCTGTTGCACCTAATACATCTGCAGCTAAAATAGAAGGAGCTGCGGCACCGCTTGTTCCCACAGTAGCTAAACCTGCTGCAGTCATTGCACCTAAAGAACCAATCATTTCAGCAGAACCTTTAGACACTAATTGATCAGGAATAAATGCATCTAATAAAGGAACTTTCTTTTGTGCTTGTTTAAAATAATAATTAGCAGGATCTTCGATTAACTTCATACGTTGGTTTGTATCAGAGATACGTTGAGAAATTTCTGAATAATACTCTTTTGTGCCAGGCTTATAAGGAATGTCTGACATAATATTTAACTGTGTATCTACTTTAAATTTGTTTAATTCTGCAATCACTTGTTGTGGCGTAGCATCTTGGGCGATACCATAAAATTCTTTTACTTGAGCAATATCATTTTCAGTAGGTTTTTTAGGATTTTCAAAAATAAAAGTTTTCTCGTTTGGAGTTCCTTTTAAGATGGTAACTTTATTTCTATTTGGATCGATTGCAGGCATTAGTAAGGTCCTCCCGTACCAGTAAACAACTGTTCGTTTGACATGTCAATTGTATCTAAATTTTCATCAGTAGCTGAAGTAGCTGTAGTTCCTTCACTATTTTGTGCAGGTGTTTCTGTTACTGTTTTTGGATCAACACCAATAAACTGTCTAAAGGTATTAACTTGATTTGAATATTTAGGATCATCAAAAATATTCTTATCACCATACTGACCAGAATCGAAGATATCTACTTGAGCAGTTCTGATGAATCTTAAAATTTCTTTTAATTGTGCTCTTACATAATCAGGTGATTTTAAACCTTGTAAGTTTACAAGTTCTGATGCTCTTTGAATATCATCTACGTTTAGACGACCTGTAGGCTTCAATGCACGAGCTAAAGCGTAAATAATTAAGTTTTCTTGCACTTTCAATTGAGCATAGCTCTCATCATAGCCTAAACCTATATAAGTGCTTGTTCTAAAGAAATCGTCAATAGAAACAGTTCTTGGTTTTGTGTTACCATCTATAAATTGTTTTGTTTTATCAATAAAACCTTCCGCATTAGGAAGTTGGAAATCAATTGTTCTAAATACTTCTTCTTCACCAGGCTGTAGTGAATAACGCGCTTTGTCTTTTTCATATAAGGTTCTACCTTCATCAACAAACATTTTTCCTGAGCCAGGAGCGAAAGCGTCAAATAAAGAAGCTAAAGTGTAACGACCTTCTTGTAATATATAATCAATACCACCTTCGATACCAAATCGAGAAGATTTACCTTCTGCAATAGCTTGTTCATCAATCTTTAACATATTAGTAACGATGTCCCCTGCACGACCCAATGTATTAAAGTCACCAATTAATTCAGACGCTTGACCAAAGTTAGGTGCTTTAATGGCTAAAGCAGCATCGGTCTGTGGTCCGTCAAGCGGAGACAGATAAGAATTAGGTGGAACTTCTATATCAAAAACAGTTCCCCCTGCACCATCATCACGAGGCATCATAAACTCATATTCACCTTTTTTAGGATTCCAAGTTTTTTTAGTCATGACAATTTGAGTAGTTCCATCGTCATTTATAATAGTCATATTTTGAAATAATCTATTTGGGTTTGAATATAAATCTAAAGCTGCCTGCTGTTTGTTTTTTATTGTATCAATATCAAACTGTGCTTGTTTTAAAGCAAGGTCGCCTGTAAAACTCATATACTTTTGCATGAAGTCATTATCAATACCCATTTTCTTCATGTAAAACTCGCCTTCTTTTTCTAACATAGCTGAGTTTGCCTCTTGCATATAATTAATTGCCATTTCTTTCATTTTTAATTGATGAGATATAGTGGCTGCTTTTTCTGCGGTTTCGCTTTGTAAGTATTTACCGCTTGCTTGTGCAATCACATCAAAGATACCCGCAGCTCCTTTATAAGGAGTTCTTGCATTTAAAGAATCTACTAAAAAGTTTAATGTTTTGTCTAAAGAAGAGGTTCTAGGAATATCGCCTAGTTGTTCAGTAATTGAGTTATAAGCTTCATCAAAGGTAACTCTTTTACCTAAACCTAATTTTTCTGCAATTAAACCTGCTTCATATTCTGCATTTTCTCTAACAGGAATCATTTGATTAACATATTGTAAAGCTAAGTCATTCCAGTTAGGTGTTTCATCTACCATACGAGATGCTAAATCATAGTTAATTGCATCTTTAACTTCTGTTTCTTGCTGTATCACTGGATCACCTACAGTAAAAGATCCTCCTGAAACAGGAGTTTGATTTTTTTTAGGATTTACAGGTTCAATAACAAGGTCTTCTGTCTTGAAGCTGTTTAGGGTGTCAAAACCTGAATCAGCCATTGACTACCTCCCCGTTAAGGCTTGAATACCAGCTAGTAAAGGATTACCTGATTGTTGACCAAAAAATTCACCTGGCATTGTAGGAAATGCTGAAACTAAACCAGATTGAAATTGTAATGCTTGATAAGGTTGCATGAATCTTGCCATTTGTGCTTGTAACTGTTGATCGTACTGTGCCTGTTGAGCTTGTTGTTCTGTTACACCCAGGCTACTTAGTGTTTGTGCTAAACTACCTGTTGCAGCAGGAGATTGTACTCCAAACTGACCATATAACTGTCCAATACCTGTACCTAATTCTCCACCAGCAAGTTGTAATTTCGCAGCATTTTGTTGAGCTGCTCGTTGTTGTTCAAAAGCTGTTTGTGCTTGATTCTGTGCTTGTTGGTATCCGCTAGATAATAATCCTGCTATACCTGAGCCAAGCTGTTGTTGGAAACCTCTAAGCGCTTCTGCTTCTTGTACACCTTGACGAGAACCACCAAAGGCACCTGCACCTAAAGCTTCAGCCGCTCTACCTTGACCAGCAATACCAAACTGACGTTGCATTTCTTGTGTATACTTATCTATAACTTCTTGTTGATAAGGATTCATAAATGCTTGATAAGACTGAGGATCGTAAGCCCCCATTGTACCTGCCGTTGTTGTCATGGCGTTTGCCATTGCACCTTGTGCACCTTGTAAAGCTCCTACGCCTTGACCAAAATAGTCAGGCATACTAGTAGCTGCATTAGAAACTAAACCTGTGGCCTGACCTAAAGCAGAAGAAACGTTAGCTACATTTGCAACAGGAACTGGAAACTTCTTTAAATAATCAGGTGAAGTAATCGCTTCGCCTGCTTTAACTAGATTCCCGTACCCTTGTGCTAATAATTCTTCGTAGGTTGCCATTATACTCTCGCTATTCCACCTCTTGATTCCATATACGTTTCTGAATTGGGATCAAGTTTGTTCATTAAACTATACATTGCCCGAGGACCACCAGCTTTATCTACCGCCGCTGCCGTAAACACGAACTCACCATTGCTTAATTTTGCATCAATGAGATCCTCTTTAGGACCACCAGGTCCATATACCATACCATTTTTTCTAAGATTATCCATACCGCCTTTTGCGTATGAACCAATACCACCTCTATTATATTCTAAAGGTGTATATACATCAGAAATTTTTGTATTCCCTGTTAAATAAGGATTTTTATTAGGATCATATAAATCTTTTGCAGCATCTTCACCTAAAGCAGCGGCAGCAATAGATAAACCTACTGTGCCAATTTTGAGAAGAGGTTCATACTTTTCAAAAAAGTTTAAATCTTCCCCTTTATTTACTAAACCGTATTTTTCTAAAAACCCGGGACCTTCAACTTTAGCTTGTTCAATTAAAGCCTTATCATAACCTAATTCACCCATATTTAGTCCTTTATCACCAGTTAAATTAACATCTTGATATTTTACAGGTTGCTTAGTAGCAGCCCCTGCAATAACTTCAGGTTGTTGACCCATACCTAAATAATTTTTTGCACCACCCATGAAACCACCAGGTTGACCTAAATTAGAAATACCGCCTAGAGCCGTTCCGTAGGCCAAGTTTCGTAATACGTTTGTAGGTTTATCCCCTGACAAAAGACCAATACCCCCTTGCAATAAAGCAGGGTTTGTAAGAACACTTCTCATTAAACCTGGAGCCATACCTGCAGCCATTCCAGGAACTAAAGCACCAATACCTAATTGTACGATTGGGTTCTGTAAAGCTTTCTTGACACCTTTAAATAAATTTTTAAACATTACTCAGGGTCCTTGTTCACGGCGCCCATCGGGATAAGCCTAGGGGCAAATATCTTAACATCTCTTTGGATATCCTCAGGAGTAGTATCAGTAGAAGGATCATCCACATCAGCGGTACAAGCATCTTCTGACTCGTAAGTAAGACCCGTGCGTGTATTGGTGATAGTTGTTTCAGTCTTACAACTGTATACGGGGACTTGTACTCCATTGATCTCCTCGTGTCTTAATAGTACCGGTTCATCTACTATTTTATGCATAATTATTTATATTACTGCTGGGCCTTTATTTCAAGTAAAGAAACAGACCAATTTATATTTCCTGCTATATTAGCTTTGACGATCAATTGATCGCCGCCTTCAAACACATAAATACCATTTTGAAACAAATTAACCGCCACCCCTGCGGATACTTCTGAGGCGAAACCTATCGTATGGTTCTCACTAGCATCATAATGATACGCTTCTACGAGAGTTTTAGGGTTGGTTACAGCTTCATGAACAATAAAAAATGTCTTTGCTACAAAGGTGCTGACAGGCACAGGAGGGCTTGCAGCGACATTAGCCACAGGAACAGTAAAGATGGTGACATTAGATGTATTGTCTAATATACCTGTGTAATTTTTAAATACGTCTGCCATTAATTACTCTGACTACTAAAATACCATGAGCGTCTTGTTTGTTCATTAGCGTTATCTTGTTGATAACTTGAATTTAATTGTAATATAAGTTGCTCTAATTGTCTAATTAACTCAGCAAAAGATCTTGGATCATACTGAGGAGGAGGATCTGGAAAACGTGTTTGTGCTATTTTTGCCATTATCTACCTCCATCAGGAAAGATGTCAATGGTCCATGTTCCCATTTTAAAGTTTCCTCCACTTTCGTTACTCACTAATTTAAAGTTTGCCTGGCGACCTCTACCTCGTATATCTTTTTTAGTATCGGTGGTAGCCACATTAGAAACTGTTTGACTAATGACATCACCATAAGGATAATTTTTAAAGCTCCAGGTTACAGCTACATTACCTACTTGATTTCTAAAGTCAGGAATATAACGAGCGACTCGCATTAACTGTTCGCCCCCTTCATCAATATTAAAATCACCTGATTGAATATAGGCCTGCATCGCAGAGCCATCGGCATCCGTACCAAACTCTTGTCTATAATGTTTAGAAACACCATTAGATAAACCAATTACAGTAGGA